CCGCAGGATTCCGGCCCGCCCACCCGCAAGCGCACCCCGCCGCCGACTGAACCACCCCCCGATCCCACCAAAACCCCGGACTACAACGAAGAACGCGCTTGGCATGAGCGTGAGAAAAGACTGATCGCCGAACTAGACCGCCGCCAAAAAGCCGGCGAACTGGTCTACAAGGCCGACGTGGAGCAAGCGCAGATGGCCGTCGCCCTGACCCTGAAGAACCAACTGGAGGCGCTGTCGAAGCAGATCAAGCAGCAGCTGCCGCACCTGTCGATCAGCGATGAGGAAATGATCGAACGACTGGTGGCCAAGGTGCTCACCGCCGTGGCGGACTGGCGGATGGACCAGGAGGAAGAGGATTGATCACTCGGGACGTACCAGCCCTGGCGGCAGGCATCGCGGAATGCTTCCGCCCCAGGCCGCTGCTCAGCGGAGTGGAGTATGCCGACACCTACGGCCACGTGACCGGCAATGCGGCGAGCAAAGGCCCATGGATCACCCGGCCGTACCAGGCCTACTGGTTCTACGCGTTCGCCTCGCGCCGAGTGCCGATCTTCGTGTGCATGAAGTCCGCCCGCGTGGGCTGGTCGGAGTCGGTGAAGATCGGCGCGGTGCAGTACTACGCGCACTGGAAGCCATCGAAGGTGATGGTGGTGCAGCCGATCGAAAAGGACGCCGAGGAGTACAGCAAGGAAGACATCAGCGACTTGTTCGCTGACACGCCGTGTCTCGACGGCCTGCTGTCGGAGTCGAAGTCCCGCGGCACGGCGACGAACACGATCCTGTTGAAGAAGCTCACAAATGGCGCGCTGATCGACATCGTGAACGCCAAGAGCGGCAAGTCGTTCCGGCGCAAAGAGCGGCCGGTGGTGATCTTCGAGGAACCGTCCGCCTACGACCGGATCAACGAGGGCTGCCAGATCAAGCTGGGCATCCGCCGAACAGAGACCTCCTGGAATCCGAAGGTGATCATCGGCGGCACGCCGATCTTTCCGAACGACAAGACCCATCAGTGGTTCCTGCGTGGCGATCAGCAGCACCGCCACCTGCCGTGTCCGCACTGCAACCACTACCAGCCGCTCCGGTGGGAGGCGATGGCCAAAGATGGCCCCGCCGCTGGCACGTTCGAGTGCGAAAACTGCAAAGAGCCGATCCGCTACACCTCGCTGCGGGAGATGGATGCTCACGGCGGCTGGGCCTGCCCACTGGGCCTAGACCGCTCACAGCAAGCGCTGACGGCTGAGGGCGAGCCGGCGGTTGAGAGCCAGTACATCTGGGCGGCGTACAGCTACCACGCCGGGGCGGTGTGGTCGAAGCTGATCAGTGAGTACCAGGAAGCGCTGGAGGCAATGCGCCGGGGCGATACCGACCCGATGCAGACCTATCACAACACCGTGCTGGGGATCCCCTGGGAAGACAGCATCGCCGGCAAGCTCACCTGCGACGGCCTAGCGGAGCGGCGCAAGAACATCGAGGCCGGCAATGGCTACCCAGTCGGCACCGTACCGAATGGCGTGCTGCTGGTGACCTACGGCGTGGACGTGCAGGGCGGCGGCGGCTCGGTGGGTGAGCGGGTAGTGGTGACGGTGTGGGGCTGGGGCCGCGGCGAGGAAGGCTGGCACCTGGGCCACTGGGAGATCGACGGCGACCCGCAGCAGAAGGAAACGCTGGAGCAGCTGGAGCGGATCGCGGCGACGAAATGGCGGCGGGAGGATGGCGCCGAGGTGCCGCTGGCGATGGGTGCGATTGACGAGGGCGGCCACTCAACACAGGAAATCAGGGACTGGTGCCGGAAGCAGGGCGGCCTGTGGGTGCCGGTGCGTGGTGATGGCGCCAAGGGCAAGCCGTTGGTGGGCCGCGGTACGCCGGTAGACATCAACCGGAAGAACCAAGCGGTGCAGAAGAAAGGCCTGCTGCTGTATCGAGTGGGCTACGAAACGAGTGTGTCGCACCTACAGGGCCGGCTGCGGAACGAGATCCCCGGGCCTGGGTATCTGCACCTGGGCAATGCGTCTACGGATCAATTCCTGGCGGAACTGTTCCCGTGGAAGCGCATGCCAAAGAAAGGCAGCCGTGGCCGTGAGTATCACTGGGACTGCCCAACCGGAATGCGCGACGAAGCAGGCGACTGCACCCGGTACGCCTATGCCGCGATGCAGCTGGTGAGCAGGAGATACAACCGCGCCACCATGTGGGACCAGCTGGCGGCGCAGTTGGCGGCCTCCATAGGCTCTAAGGAGCAGTCCCCTCGCCGGGCAAGGTCGTTCAAGGTGATCTGATGCCTCAACCGGCCGAGTTCTACCAAGGCGATTCGATCTCCTGGATCGAATCCCGCATCGCCCCCGGTGCCACCGCTGTGACCGTGTGGCTGCGTGCTGCAGCTGCTGGCGCTGGCGTTGAAACACAGGCCACCGACACCGCCGACGGCTGGCGGGTGACACTGAGCACCGCTACGACCGCCGCCATGTCATCGGGCGACTGGACCGTGCAGGTGGTGGCCACCGTTGACGGCGTGCCGCATACTTTGCGCCGCGGTAGCTTGACCGTCCGCCGGAGCCTGGCATTCAGCGGCACTGCTGGCGCGTTCGACGATCGCAGCCAGGCTGAAAAAGATTTGGCTGCCGCCGAGGAAGCCATTCGGGCCTTGGTCGGTGGCGCGGTTGAGTATCAGATCGGCGCTTTAGGTTCCGGTGGCAGGCGTGTAAGGCGTGTCGATTTGCCGGAGCTGATCAAATGGCGCGACCGCCTCAAGGCTGACGTCACCCGCGAGAAACGCGCCGAGATGATCGCCCAGGGCCTCGGCGATCCGCGCCGGCTCTACGTGCGGTTCCGAGGAGCGGTCTGATGGGAGTTCGTTCTTGGCTGCATCGTTCTTGGCTGCATCGTCAGATCCTGACCACACGGCATGGCAGGCAGCAGGGCCAGCGGATGTATGAGGCCGCCCGCCGCAACCGGCTGCTGCAGGATCTGATCGCGCCGACCACATCGGCCGATGCAGAGCTCAGGGTGAGCCTGCGGGTGTTGCGTGATCGTGCGCACATGCTGGTGCGGGATAACCCGTACGCCCGCCAGGCGAAGCGGACCACCCAGATCAACGTGGTGGGCTCGCGTGGGATCCAGATGCAGGGCCAGGTTATGAAGGCTGGCGGCACCGAGAAAGACACCCGCCGCAACCAGATTCTGGAAGAGGCTTGGCGCCGCTGGTGCAGGGCCGACACCTGCGACGTGGCGGGCCGGCTCTCGTTTCACGGATTTGAAACCATGATCGCCGGTGCACTGCCTGAGTCAGGTGAGGCGCTGGTGCGGATCGTGCGGCAGCCGATGGGCCAGGGCCGCGCACCGATCGCGCTGGAGTTGATCGAGGCGCACCAGCTCGATGAAGACAAGTCAGGCGTCAGCGAGCGCGCCGGCCACGAATGGCGGCTGGGTGTGGAGCTGAACCAGTGGGGCGGCCGACCCGTTACGCGATCTTGACCCGGCACCCTGGCGATGTTGAGCTGGGCCTGAACCGGCGTGATGTGCAGCTGAAGCACACGATGGTGCCGGCTGAAGACATGATCCACGTGTTCCTGCCGGAGCGGATCGGGCAGAACCGTGGAGTGCCGTGGCTGGCGTCGGTTATTACAACTGTGCATGGCTTAGCTGAGTATGAAAAAGCGCATCTAGTGCGCAAGCGCGTTCAGGCTGCATCATTAGGATGGATCCAAACGTCTGACGGCGAACTGGTCGGTGATGAAGTAGAAAATGGCCAACGACTGATCAACACTGAGCCTGGGAGCTGGAACTATCTGGAGCCGGGGCAGATTCCCGTCGCGCCAGACTTCGGGCCTGACGACGGCCAGTACAGCCACGTAGTAAAGAACCTCACGCGGCGTTTTGCTGCTGGCGTTGGATGTTCCTACGCCACCATCAGCAAGGACTTTTCAGACACTAACTACAGCAGCAGCCGCTTATCAATCCTTGAAGATCGCGATCACTGGCGAGTTGTCCAGAGCGTTTTGATTCAGTATTTCCACCAACGTGTTTTTGAAGAATGGCTCAAGGCTGCAATGCTTGCGGGCGATCTACCGTCGCCAACTTTTAACGACTACTGGACTAAGCCGGAACGTTACAACGCACCAAGGTGGCAGGCGCGCAGCTATAGCTGGGTTGACCCACAGAAGGAAATGAAAGCATACGAAATGGCTCGACAGTTAATGCTGCAAACTCACAGCGAACAGATAGCAGAATATACGGGCGACCAGTTTGAGATGGTGGTCGCGCAAATTGCCCGAGAAAATGAACTGAAAGAATATCTAGGGCTGTTGGAAGACTTGGAGGATCCAGTCCAGACGGCACCCGACCCCGAGCCCGACCAAGACGAAGGCAGCGAGACTCAGCCTCAGCGCCCCTGACTGGTGCTGGTGTGGACCTGAACCACATCCATAGCCTGAGGCCAAACACTCAGGCGAAATGGACCTAGCAAAGCTGCGCGGTCCCCAACGGCGAGAGCTGCCGATGGGGATGCAGGTCACAGAGCAGACCGACGAAACCCTCACCTTCAGCTTCAGTTCTGAATCCCCTGTCGAACGTTTCTTCGGCCGCGAGATTCTGGTGCACGAAGAGGGCGCCATGGACCTCTCACGTCTGAACGACGGCGCACCTTGGCTGTGGAACCATGACCGCAATATCCTGATCGGCGTTGTCGAGAAGGCCTGGCTGGGCGACGATCGCCGGCTCTACTCCACGGTGCGGTGGTCGCCCAACACCCTGGAGAAGGGCAGCGAAGAATACAAGAGGCGCGCCGATATTGAAGCCGGTATCGTCCGAAACGTCTCGTTCGCCTATTCCATCGATGACATCGAAGAGCGTTCGGGCGACTTCTACGTGACCAGCTGGCGGGCTCTGGAGGTCTCATCCGTCTCCGTCCCCGCCGACCAAACCGTAGGCCTCGGCCGCGCAATGGACGACCCCTGGGTAGAGCCTGAGGCCAAGGCGGCTGATCCTGAGCACGCCCCCGAGCCTGCCGCCGATCCGCAGCCTGAGACCAAAGCGGCCACCCCTGAGCATGCTGCCGATCCCGAGCCGGACCAGAAACAAGCCCTCCATAGCCTGACCGTGCAGACCGCCGAGCGGACTGATTCACCTGACGAACAACCAATGACCACTGAAATCAACGTGGCGGAGGTGCAGCAGGACGCTCGGCGCGCTGAGCGCGAGCGTGTTGCTTCTATCCGCTCAATGTGCGACCAGTTCCAGCTCCCCGACCTGGCTGAAAAACTCATCAACGACGACGCTTCCATCGATGCCGCCCGTGCGGTGGTGATGGAACAGCTGGGCATGCGCAAGGTCCAATTCGAGAACCGCGTGCACGATGCCGGCGCCGCTGAGCTGGGTCTGAGCAAGCGTGAGAAGCAACAGTATTCGTTCCTGCGCGTCGCTCAGTACCTCGCTGACCCCAACCCCCGCACCGCCGAGGCCGCCGGCTTCGAGCTGGAGGTGGCCCGCGCCGCCCAGGCCAAGCACAGCCGCAGTGCCAACGGCGTGCTGATCCCTTGGGAAG